GGTTATCAACGGGCAGGTTTCAGTTAATAAACGAAGTGAAATAATAAAGCAATTTCAAGAAGACACTGCCCCTCATGTGTTAATAATCCAACCACAAGCTGCTTCACATGGGCTTACGTTGACTGCAGCTAATACAATAATATGGTACGCACCTGTAACTAGTGTAGAAACATATCTACAAGCTAATGCACGTATTAACCGTCCAGGTCAGAAAAACAGTATGAGCATAGTGCACATAATAGGAAGTGAAGTAGAACGTAGACTATATAAAATGCTACAAAGCAATATAACAAACCATATAAAAATAATAGATCTATACCGACAAGAAATATTAGAAGAAAGTATTTGACTTTGTATAAGGTTGTGTTATTGTATAGACTATAGGAGGTAGCAAATGAATTTAATGTATTGTGATTATATTGCTGACTTGATAAGTCGGAAGTTAAAATTAGGTGATGACCTTAACATATTAAAAAGTGTTAGTATGCCTAAGTTAGACTTAGATATAGATGGGGCATTTAATTCTACCAAAAAAATAGTTAAAGTTACTGATAAGTATGGAGTGGAATACCTAATAACTGTGGAGGCAGTATGATTGATATTAACCAACTAGTATCTGTATATCTTAAAATTAGAAACACTATAGCGGAGAGAAAAGAAGCACATGTAGCAGAAATAACTGCCTTAGAAGACCAGTTTAACATTATTGGGCAGCAGTTGTTAGGGATATGTACAGAGCAAAACTTAGATAGTATTAAAACCCCGGCAGGAACAGTCTCTCGTAGGATTGCTACACGATATTGGACGAGTGATTGGGAGTCAATGTATGAGTTTATTAATGAACATAAGGTACCTTTTTTATTAGAGCAAAGAATACATAATGGTAATATGAAAGAATTTTTAGAGAACAACCCCGAGTCTTTTCCTATGGGGATGCAAGCTGATCGAAAATATACTGTGCAAGTACGTAAACCAATTAAAACTTAAGGAGCAGTAAATATGAGTAATGTATCTGTATTTCAACAAGGTGGGGCACCAACTAAACGAGGACTTAGCGAGTTAGGCAAGGCATTTGCATCCGTTAGAACTTCCCGCCGTATACAAACTAATACCAACGGCACTTTTAAAAAGTTAATAAACAACGAACAATCAGGGGATGCAGTGCGTGGGGAGCTTAAGGTAATCATAGTAGGTGCACTACCTAAAATATCCCGTGTTTACTTTGACAAACCTTATGCGATGGGTGAAAAGACTGCCCCTCCTGCATGTTGGTCTAATCTAGGGGATAAACCTGAAGCCTTAGTTATAGACAAACAACACACCAACTGCGCCGACTGTAAAAATAATATTAAAGATTCTGCTGCACTTGGAAAAGGTAAAGCATGTAAGTACCAACGCCGTATTTCTATTTTACTTGAAGGGGATCCGTCTGGGGATGTGTACCAATTTAATATTCCTGGTAAATCCCTTTTTGGTACTGGGGTAAGTAATGTGCACCCATTTGAAAGTTATATGAAATATTTGACTTCTAATAGCTTATCCCCCGATAACATAGTCACAAATATATTCTATGACTCAAATGCTGATTCAATGGAGCTTCTGTTTACCCCTGTAAGAAACACAACAGACGAAGAAGATGAACTAGTTAGGGAGGCAATGGGTAAACCCGAAACACAAGCGTACACTAAGATTACTGTTTTTCAATCCGACAAACCTATTAGCCAGCCAGTTGCAATAGAAGCTAAAGATGAAGACTTAATTAAAAAAATATTGCGTCGTGAAGAGCCTGAAGAAGATGGAGTTGAAGAACCTGTAAAGCGTCAGAATAAAAAAGTTGAGCCTAGCCCTAAAATAGCACAAAACTTAGCAGATGTAGTTACTGCTTGGGGTGGAGAATAACTATGACTTACGGATATAGTACTGAGCTCATCAAGCAAAACAAAGAAGCAGTTAAATCTAATATGGGGGTACGTTTAGGGAAAGTATGTATAAAAAATAAAATCTCTGTAATAACAATATCTAAGAAGTTGGGGGTTAGTCGGCAAACTATTTACAACTGGTTCGCTGGCATAACTTCTCCCCAAAATGTTGTACTTCCTAGTGTTAAAGAGTTAATTGTTCAATACACACAATCCACTAAGTAACCCACTATGACGAGAGAAGACCTATTAAGTATTGTACAGCCATCCAGTGGGTGGTTTGCGGTGCTTGGTATAAAGGGCAAAGATGTCAGACAAGAGTTTGCAGAGACGAGGGAGGAAGTTGATGTTATAGCAGAGAAGTTTGTATCTCAGAAACGTGATGCTTATTTTGGTGTGGCTAAGTTTAAAACAAATAAAAATAGACATAAGGAAAATGTTCAGGGGTTGCAGTCATTTTGGCTAGACATAGATTGCGGTAAAAGTAAAGCTAAAGTTAACCCTAAAACTAATAGACCTGATGGCTACATAGACCAAGAAACAGGGGTTAAAGAACTACAACGCTTTTGTAAACTAATTGGGTTACCAAAACCAGTAATAGTTAATTCAGGTAGAGGCATTCATGTGTACTGGCCTCTTACTAATGAAATTACAAGAGCAGAGTGGGAACCTGTAGCAGAACGACTAAGAGAACTTTGTGTAACCCATGACTTCCATATTGACGGGAAAGTATTTGAAGTAGCCCGTGTACTTAGAATCCCAGGAACTTATAACTTTAAAGACGAACCGCCTGGACTAGTAGAGGTACTTAATTATGCTCCAGCTATAGAATATGAAGTATTAAAGAAGTTACTTGGAGTAAAAAAATTAGTTGAAATACCCCCAAAACGAGAGCTGACCGAGTTAGCTAAGTCTATGCTAGATAGTAGTGTATCAAGCTTTAGCAAAATTATGGTTCGTAGTGCTAATGGTACGGGGTGTGCACAACTTCTTGATTGCTACGAGAACAGAGCAACGCTATCAGAGCCACGATGGTTTGATGCCTTGTCTATTGCTAAGTTCTGCATAGATAAAAATACAGCGATTCATAGGCTATCTGAGGGGTATCATGATTATGACCCTATTGTCACCGAGCAAAAAGTAGAACATATAGGGGGGGCTCATAGTTGCATTGAGTTTGAGAAATCTAACCCCGGTGGGTGTGATGGTTGCCCCCATAAGGGTAGAATAAAAACCCCTATACAACTAGGTAAGGAAATATTAGAAGCAACTAAGAAGGATAACAATGTAGAAGACGAAGAAGGAGATGAGTACACTATCCCTAAATACCCATACCCGTTTTTTAGGGGAAAGACAGGTGGTATTTTTCTAACCCCATTAAAAGATGAGGTAGATCCTATACTGGTATACGAACATGATTTATATGTAGTAAAACGTATGAAGGATCCAATTTTAGGAGACGTAATAGTACTAAGGGTGCATATGCCCAAAGACGGAGTAAAGGAGTTTGTAATTTCAAACGTAACAGTTATAGATGGTAATGAGCTACGTAAATCTTTGGCTAGTTTTGGGGTTATGACTAATTTAAGTAGATTTAACCGTTTAGCAGAATTTATACGGGTGTCTATTAATGATTTGCAATTTAAAACGAGGGCAGAACATATGAGGTTACAATTTGGATGGGCAGATGATGAGAGTAAGTTTATTATAGGAGACCGCGAGATAACTCGTGATGGTGTGTTTCATAGTCCTCCTTCAAGTGCTACAAAAGAAATGGCGACACATTTACAACCAGCAGGAACCTTTGAGAAGTGGAAAGAAGTGTTTGCTCTGTATGGTAAACCGGGGCTAGAAGGACATGCATTCGCTACGTTGACTGCATTTGGTTCACCACTACTTAGATTTTTTAACCTTAACGGGGCGATTATTAACATTATACACCCTAGTTCTGGTACGGGTAAATCCACGATTTTACATATGTGCAATAGTGTATATGGTAACCCTGAAAAAATGGGGTCAATGTGGCGTGACACTCTTAATGCCAAGACCATGAGATTGGGTATATTAAATAATTTACCAAATACAGTAGATGAAATGACTAACATGTCAGCAAATGAGTTTTCTACCCTAGCCTATAACATGTCACAAGGTAGAGGCAGAGACAGAGTTAAAGCTTCAGCTAACGAAATGCGTTTAAACCTAACTACGTGGCAGTCTATATCTTTGGCTAGTTCTAATGCTAGTTTTTACGAAAAGATATCAGCTGCAAAAAGTAGTGCTGATGGGGAAATGATGCGGTTGCTTGAATTTAATATAGATTACAACGACGTGCTAGATATGTCTTTTGCTAAACAAATGTTTGATCACCAGCTAAAAGAAAACTATGGACACGCTGGGGGTATATACGCTGAATGGTTAGTTAACAACTTAGAAGAAGCTAAGAACACTGCTCTTACTGTACAGGAAAAAATAGATAGAGAATTAAAGCTATCACAAAAGGAACGTTTTTGGTCAGCAATATTAGCAGCTAACATTACAGGTGGTTTAATAGCTAAAAATATTGGGTTAATTGACTGGGATATGAAAGCTATATATAAATGGGCTACTACAATGTTGGCCTCTATACGTGCTGAAGTATCTCCAGAGGCATCTAACCCTATAGGTATAGTAGGAGACTATATTAATCGTCATATGCAGAACATATTAGTGGTCAACAACAATGTAGATCTTAGGACTAAACTACCTACATTTCCAATAGTTGAACCTAAAGGTGAACTGCTTATACGTTATGAACCAGACACTAAAAAAATGTTTATCGCTTCTAAACAGTTTAAGAACGATTGTATTAAGTTACAAATTAACTATAAGCTAACCTACGAATCCTTAAAAAGATTGGGTGTATTAATTGAATCAACAACGGCTAAAAGACTATCTAAGGGAATGAAAATAGTTGCCCCCGGGGTTAAGGTGCTTATATT